ATCATTGTCTCATCTCTAGCGATCTCTAAGCTTCTCAACTCACTCGACTATGTAATCGATGAGCAACATCCATGACAACCTCCGATATCCGTATCGCACCAAGATCTTCTTGCGGTATCTCATGACATCACAACCCAACGAGTTAAGTTCATCCAGTAATCACAGTAAGACACTGCAAGTACTCCTAGTGTTTCTTAACGTTGCCTGTACTCATCATTAACTAGTATTGATCTAGTCTGTTCTGTTTATCCATCTATGTTTCTCGTTTCTTTTTCTGTTAACGCCATTGCCAATTCAGTGCAGCCCAGCCCCAGGATAAATACAACCCGCTAAAGGGGTCGGACGATGTCCTTGTATTGATCCTGGTTCTGGTCTCAAGAAGCCCTGTTGGCAATAACGCCAACATAAAAAGGAGAAACATGATGGCAAACATCACACTAGATCTAACACCAGTTAACAACGAGTTCATTCAACGAGTAACACTGGAGAACGCAGTCTCTAACTGCGATTACTGGATTAAGCTCAATGTCAATGCAGCTCACACTGCAAATGAGAATATCCGCAAGAAGATCGGTGACGATCCAACGGATATCGAAGGTCGTCCTGTCGACGATGCCGCTCATCACGATGATTACATAGTCGAGCAACTCGATAAGCAAGACATCGCAGAAGAGCGAGTCAAAGAGTGGAAGCAAGCTAAGAAGACCTACCTAGATCAACTAAAGAAATACTTCCCAGAATCTAACTTGGTTGCTAAGCAAAGTAAGGCAAGACCTGACTATGCGAAGCGACTAGCTGCAGCACTAGCTAAGTAACACCAGGGGGAGCTTCGGCTCCCTCTCTTTTTGCTTCAGAAAAAAATGTTAATGCACGCACTGGCAAAGCCAGTAGCCAACTCACTTCGCCTGCTCACTATCATGGTGTGGAGGCGAGGCAATTTAATTTATAGGAGAAATAATCATGGAAGCTAATTTCAAAATATATGACTACACACCTACCTACGACGAGGTCAAAGAATTTGTAGGTGGTTATATCGAACGTGTCCTTTTACCAAACAACGACGTCCTACTTGTTGACGAAGATGGCCGCATGAAGCAGCTCGAGTACAACGCTGACGCGTCAATGTATTGGTATGAGCGACGTAAAGAAAATGGTGAAGATTGGATTGATCCAAACTGCATCATTGTAGGTAACGCTGTATGCGTACCTGCACAACACCGTAACGATGAATGGTAATTCATCTATTTTTTTTAATGTTAAGGAGAAACAACATGAACAACGCAACAGACGTCATTCGTAATGACATCATCAAAGAACGCACCACTATCATTGAGGACGCGGAGACAGTTCCACCAACTGCTATTGACAACCTCAAAACTGCAATAGCTACATTCGTAGCTCGTTATCACCAGTGGTTTGAGAACGAACGCTTTTGGAATATCCGTGATCAAGAAGAAGTCTCTGGTCTCGAGATGTTCGAGATTATCACTGGTGAAACTATCGATTACATCGAAGAAACCTTCTGTCGTGCTCGCAAACGCTATGTGTACAACGTTACCTACACACATCGTATTGAAGTAGAAGCAGAAGATCTTGACGACGCTGAATACCGCGCCAGTGAAGAACTAGATGACCACATCAATTCTATCAGCTCTGTCGACTTTGACTTCGATCTAGACGTTCACATGACAACACTTGAGCAAGGACTATCAAGTAACTCGGAGATCAAGTAATGGACTTATACACAATTGACGAATACGTATACAGAGGCGAGTGGGACACAGCTCAATTTGTTACTGACGCACCTTGGGACGTCGTAATGAACTGCTGCGTTGCACTCGATTTACCTAACCGCACATCTTGTGACGATCTCGACTCAGCACTAACCAATCTCGGTTACGCATTCGAGAAACAAGCACCTGAATGGGGTCACATCATTGGTCGTGCAGAAGTATCTGACCACGAAGACTTTCTACGTAACGATCGCCCAGATATCTATGAGCTTATTGAGAACGATAACTATAACGGAGAAACCTAATGATTAAGCTTTATTACTTTCTGACAGGTCTATACGCCGCCGCTTTGCTTGGCGTTTTATTAACTTTATACGAGGCATATACATTATGAACATAACAGTTGTACGCAAAATAACTACAGTCAAAACATATAGCGCAATCGTTAAATACGATCCAGCTAACCGTGACGCCTACTCACTAGATGAAGATCTACCATTTACAGGTGTAGAAGACGTCAATGACACCACAGAGTTCTTTGACTCTAACGACAATCCTGTCGACTTAATACGATTAGAGGAGATATACCATGACGAGCTCTAGAACTGACGATCCTAACTATCACGACCCTGATCAAGTCGACGGCAAACCAGCACTAGCCACATGCTTTCCACGTTACTGCGACCACTGCGGTACTGGTATGCACGACGGCTGGCTACATTTCGAGGGTAACGGCAACTGGTGTTCCGAAGAATGCATTGTTGCATCCAAAGTTTTGCCTTTTGTCAAAACCGTACGTGAACTTCAAGTCTATTGGGCAACTCTCGACTGGGAAGTCATGGACGATCCCACAATCTTTTGGACTGAGTGGTACCACGAGCCTCATAGCGACTGGCACTGCGACTGCAATGCATAGGAGGTTACATGTCACTACTTAACTATATCGAGTTCTGGGATCCAGACTCAGACGTCAATGTCTGCACTATGACTAACGCTGACGACCGATGCGTCAAGAAATGTGTCGAGCTAGCTATGTCATATCTACCAGATGTGTTTACAGACACACAGTTCTTTAACGAGCTGCAAGTTCATATCAAGAACTTTGGCTATGACATCTGGGACATTGACTTTGAACAATACGAATTACCTACAAGGAGTAAATAATGCAAATACAACGACTACAACCAAGCAACCTTTTTCATACTGTCGAGGAGGCCGGAAAAATCAGCGACTGGATCGAACACTTCAGTCAAGGTTTTGATGCTAGCAACAAAGTCTATGCAATGACCATGGCCTATGTTGTTTGGAACTCAATATGTAAACACTACAACGAGCAACTAGACACTATCATCAATGCTGCATATGACGACAGCATGCCTGACGATCCTGACTTGTTCAAACGTCTCACTGACTTATGTCTCACCGAGCAAGAGTACAACTCTTTATACGATGACCTCATCCACAAATACGGGGACGTCGACAGCTTATACATGCTCAGTGACGAAAACAAAAACATGGCTACCTACCTAGCAGATGAGGTTGGCTTAGACATGCAATCTATTAACAGCATCTGCCGTGGCGAATTCAAATGGAGGGTAAACAATGCTTAATATGCCGCACGATTACGCAATCGACAACTTCGTACTTACTATCAAGGGGCAGGGTATAGACCAAGCTCTTTACATGACAATCAACTCAGAAGATCTAACCGACTCAACTTGGCACTGCATCTTCAATGACATCGATCACAAACTCAAGGAGCGCAACAATGACAACTAAAACCGATACACCTACATCTGCAGAAAAACTATTGTTTGACTGGTACTGGAATCGCTTAGATCCAAATTCATTCAAAGGTAAATTAGCTGCAGCAATCCTGCATGCTGACACTGGTAACCGTCGGTTGCTTTCTAAAGGCTTTCCCGATGAGGTTGCTGCCTTCAATAACTACAACCACACCGCAGATTACTGGGACTCAGTTAACAAACGTGTTGGTTCTTTTTATGGTCTCAATTGATACGATACAGGAGTAATTACTATGCAGGATTTAATAATACGTAATCAAACTATCACTAACAAAGCTATGGCGGAGTCTATCTGCCATACTTTATCCAAGCCCGGCAAAATGCCTGGGCATGGCTATTCGATACCCGCATCCAAATGCAAAACAGGTAGCAAGCTTGCCAAAATACCTGGTACACCTTGTTACAACTGTTACGGTATGAAAGGTCGTTACCGTTTCAAGAATGTGCAAACAGCACTTATGAAACGTTATCTGTCTCTCGACCATCCACAGTGGGTCAGTGCTATGACTTATCTCATAGCCAAGACCAAAGACACACACTTCCGTTGGCACGATGTTGGTGACATTCAAGATCTCAATCATCTTGACAACATCTGCCAAGTTGCACGCAACTTACCTGACGTGCAGTTCTGGCTACCAACCGAAGAACGTATTCTTGTTAAGCAATATCAACAAACGTCTGTTATTCCAGATAACCTCACTATCAGAATTTCGTCTGGTAAAATTGACGTATGCTTAACAAACACCGACTACAACACATCAAGTGTTGTTACCACACCTCTCAATGCTGCAGGCCACTTATGTCCTGCGCCAAAACAAGGCAACCAGTGCGGCACTTGCCGTGCCTGCTGGGATAAGGAGGTAGCGAATGTCAGCTACCTCGAGCATTGATTGGCAGCTAGTTATAGTTTGTATATATCTCGTAGTTTTTCTACTCAATATACTATGGGAAAACATACGTAAAAAATAACTAGCGTTTACGGGCAGGTTTTCGTTTCTCCTCTATTTCCCTGCCCGTATTTTTTCATATGCCCAACGCAGGCCACGATCCAGGGGGAGGTTACTATCATGGTGTAGGCGGAAGTTTTCGAAAATGAACATAAATCTTATGTGTATTTCTTATAAACACATAACAAATTGCGATAAATACATGCCCACATTTAATTGCATTTCTAAAATAGTTACTTTATCGTAGCAATTAGAGGAGAGAGAGTAAATTACAGTGTCGGAGGAGCTATGAGATGTTGTAATATAGAGTTAGTCGTTCAGAAAAATAGCACTGGGTCGACTTGTTTCATTGAACGAGTCTTAAGAGATAATTACGTAGACACGTACATTCATCTATTTAGACTTCTTATCGTAATTTCTAGAAATCATGCTCAAAAATAAATTGTTTGACGCTTTGGATTATTTGCGATCTTTTGACGCAGAAATGCCAATTCAAACCATCATGACTTTACTCCTGATTTACAAGCACCAGGACGACGAGAGAGGCATCTCTATTAAGGATATAGCAGACCAGTTGAATATATCTGGAGCAGCCGCATCACGAAATGTCTCAAAGCTTACAAAAGCTGGGGTAAAATCTATGGGTGGCTTAAATTTAGTCACAACTAAAGAGGATCCGATGTATCGGGTTCGTAAGACAATCAGACTGACCCAAAAGGGGGAAAGCGTAATGCGAAAAATACAGGAGATGTTATGAGTGTAAAACCAAGAGGTGCTGGCTTCGAAGCCTATGTCACCGATTCTAAAACTGGCAAACGCCGTCGTAAGACATTGCCAACCTATGCTGAAGCTGTTCAGTGGGAAGCTGAGACTAAATTAGCTCTTGCTGCAGGCTCAGATCTGCCACGTAAACCAAGCGTTAACTCGTGGACATTTGAGACAGCTTTACAGAAAACCTATGACGCTGAGTGGCGTGGTACCAAAGCTGAAGATTCAGCCATGAAGAATGCAAACATGGTCATGAATTTTTTTGGTAAAGATTGTTCCTTATCCGTAATTAATACGGAAAGAGTGCAAGATCTTGTGAACCACCTGCGTAACGAAGTAGGGAATTCAAACGGCACCATTAATCGTAAATTGGCTGCTTTATCTAAGATTCTTAAATATGCCTGGAAGTGTGAGCGTTTAGACAAGCTCCCATACATTCCACGTCAGAAAGAATCTGTCACCAAAGAGCGTTTTCTCAGTCTGCCTGAGGAAGAAGCTATTGTGAAAACACTGCGACAGCTCGATAGGGATGATATTGCTGACCTCGTTATCTTCCAATTAGATACTGGGGCTCGTATAGGTGAAACACTCAAGCTCACTGGAGATGCTTGTACACCTAAGCAAGTCACTTTTTACGATACAAAGAACCATAAGGATCACGTTGTTCCTTTAACGCCACGTGTATCTCAGATTATCTCTAAAAGGTTGGAGGTATTCGGAGACGGCAAGATCTTTCCAGGACTTACTTATGAAAAGATCCGCTATGAGTTTGTACGTGCTCTGCAAATCAATCAGATCGATGATCATGCAGTAACCATACATACTCTTAGACACACATTTGCATCACGATTGGTGCAGCGCGGAGTTTCGATCCAAACAGTGTCGAAGCTTATGAATCACAGCTCACTGCAAGTTACTATGAGATACGCGAAGCTCGCGCCTAGTAATTTGACTGACGCAATATCCGTTCTATCGAGCGGTAGCGTGACTGTGGCGTAATTGTGGCGTAAACTGTGGCGTATTCAGCGAGAGTGGTGGAATTGGTATACACACGAGACTTAAAATCTCGCGCCGTTTCAATGGCTTGCGGGTTCGAGTCCCGCCTCTCGCACCAAACAATGGGTCTTAAAATCCCATTGCAATGGATACGCCACAGTATCAACTCCCCTAAAGTATTGAATTTAGCCTTATTTCATAAGACTTTGAAGCGGATGTCCGTTTATTCGTATTTTAAGGGATTCTTTTAAATTGCCCTTTGTGGCGTAAATTGTGGCGTAAACATGAATTTAGTAGAGGAACAACGTAAGTTAGAAAAGGAAATGAAGGACACTTCGGTGTCTCGTTATTACAAGGAAGTGGGAGTAGCTCAGGAGCGTAAGCAGGAGAGCACAACCCTCTATGGCATCAACCTGATGAAGCATTCAGTCAATGCACTGAGTGACGGAATCATCGACTATTTGCAGCATGCCTTCGCTGGGAGAGCGGGGAAAATCCAAACAGCTGCAACTATTCTCAACTCAGTAGATCCTGAGAAAGTTTCATACCTAACCCTGAAGATGGTGGTGGACGGGGTTTCCAAAAGATTACCACTCACGAATGTCGCAATGACAATCGCAAATGCCGTCGAAGATGAGTTCAAATTTGGTCTCTTCGAGGACAAAGAAAAGCACTGGTTCAAGACCATCGTCAATGAGGTCACCAAGAGAACCTCCAACAGACACTACAGACGATACGCTCTGATCCATACGATGAATCGTAAGGCTCTGATTGACTATGTTCCATGGTCTCATCAGGAGAAAATGCATCTTGGCTGCAAGCTCATCGATATCCTGGTTCAGACCACTGGAATCGTCCAGGTTAAAACTCACGCCTATGGTCGGAAGAAACGTAAGACTTTCATCATAGCTACTGAGAAGACCATTGATTGGATCCAGAAGGTTAACAAGAGCGGCGAGTTACTATCACCTTTCTATCTGCCTTGTGTCATCCCACCAAAAGACTGGACTGAACCAACTGGTGGTGGATATCACCATGCGTTTGTGCGCCCCCTTCCTATGATCAAGACTTACAACCGTAAGTATCTAGAAGAGATGCGTAACCACGATATGCCTGAGGAGTATGCAGCTATCAATGCGCTGCAGAAGACTCGCTGGGCTGTAAACCACAGAGTTTTAGATGTCATGAGATCCTGCTGGGAGTCTGGTATGGATTGGAAGGGCATCCCACCAAAGGATGCTTTACCGATTCCTCCGAGCCCATTCCCAGGGATGGAGAAGTCTGAAATGGATGAAGCTCAGCAGAAAGCTCTCAAGCAGTGGAAATCAAAAGCTGCTCAGGTTCACCAAGCAAATACGCGAAATAGCTCAAAGAGAATCCAGTTCATTCGTACATTACAGATGGCTGAAAGATTTTCTCAATATGAAGCTTTCTATTACCCATATCAAAGTGACTTCAGAGGTCGTAAATACGTCACAGTGAGCTTTTTATCACCTCAGGGAACTGGGTATTCCAAAGCTCTATTAACGTTTGCTGATGGCAAACCTATTGATTCTCCTGAAGCTCTTAAATGGCTCTGCATTCATGGTGCTAATTCATTTGGATATGACAAAGCATCGTTGGATGCTCGTGAGCTATGGGTCTACAACAATGAAGAGCAGATCCTGGCCTCAGCTGAAGATCCTCTGAACCATACCTGGTGGCAAGAAGCTGATGAACCTTGGATGTTCTTAGCATTTTGTTTTGAGTATGCAGGGTTCATGGAGGAGGGCATGGGCTACATGTCTTCTTTACCTATCGGTCTCGATGGCTCTAACAATGGCTTGCAGCATTTCTCAGCTCAGCTCAGAGATACCGTAGCTGGTAAAGCCACTAACTTATTACCAACCCCAGAACCACAAGATATTTATCAAGAGGTAGCTGACAAAGTGATTATTAAATTAAAAGAGATGGCTAAGAAAGGGGATGTCCTAGCTCAAGAATGGCTGGACTTTGGAGTAACCAGAAAAACAACTAAACGACCTGTCATGGTTCTACCGTATGGAGGTCAAAAATATTCTTGTCGTCAATACATAGAAGACTATGTGGTCGAGAAGTTAGAAGGAGGCCATCCTAATCCTTGGCCTCGAGATTTATTTCCACCAACTCATTTCCTTACAACACTTGTTTGGGATGCGATTGGTGACACCGTAGTTTCCGCAAGGAATGCTATGAACTTTATCCAGGAAGTGGCAGCTAAGGTTTCTGAAGAGAACCTCCCACTGATCTGGACGTCGCCTTCAGGTTTTGTTGTTCAGCAGCAATACCCATCAATGAAAGAACGAAGAATAACAACATATATTGATAACACACTGATTAAGCCAACAGTGAATGAGCTTGATTTTACTAAGCTCGATAGACGCCGTGCTGTACAAGGCTCTAGCCCTAACTTCGTTCACAGTATGGATGCTGCTGCAATGACACTCACGATAAATAAATGTGTTGCTGAAGGTATTACTGATTTTGCAATGATTCACGATAGCTACGGCGTACATGCTGCAGACACTGAATTCCTTGCAGAGAAAATTCGTGAGGCTTTTTATGAAATGTATACAGCTAATGATGTGCTTTCTGATTTTAAGAAAGAAGCTGAAGAGGTTGTCGATGATGTTCCTTCTGTCCCTGAGAAAGGTGACCTGGATCTCAAAGAAGTACTAAAGAGCCAGTTTTTCTTTAGCTAAATTGCTACGGAAAAGTAACTAATACGAGGGGGAATTAATTATGGACGTTATCGCACTTAAGTATTTATTAATACAAATCTTAAGTGACCTCAATGAACCAATTCCAGTTGATTGGTGGGCTGAGGTGGCAGCTGAAGGTTACGACCTAAGCTTTTATAAAAACTAACAGGAGTAAAAATGCCGATTAATAAAACACCGCGTGGTAAATCGATGTGGGCAAAGGTTGTAGAACCTGACACAAAGTTTAATCCATTAGGAGACTACTCTATTGATCTGATTCTAAAAGAAGGTGATGAAGATACACAGGAGCTTTGCGCTGACTTGGAACGCATGGTTGAAGAGGAAAGAACAAAGGTAGCTGAAGAGAACCCAGCAAAGTTCAAGAAGATGCCTGAGGAAAAACCTCTGTCTGCACTGCCCTTTAGAGAAGTCGAAGATGAAGAGGGTAATGAGACAGGCGAGCTACGTTTTAAATTCAAAATGAAAGCAGCCTTTACCTCAAAGAATGGTGGAACTCATTCACAACGTCCGTTGGTTGTGGATTCAAAGGGTAAGCCAATCCTTAACATCGATGATAACAATGTTGTTGTTAACAAAGATTTCAAAGTAGGAAATGGAAGTGAGGTGGTAGTTCACTACGAGCCTTACCCATACTACATGAGCAGTACCAAAACTTGCGGCGTCTCACTACGTCTTAAAGCTGTTCAAGTAATGAAGTTACAAGAATACAGCACATATGATTTTGACGAGGAGGAGGGCTTTGAGTACGAGCAGAAACCTAAAGCAGCGGAAGTATCCGCAGGGCAAGAGGACTACGACTTTTAGGTCGCAGTTCGAATCCCGAGTTGCTCGTTCCTTGAAAAGGCAAGAAGTGAGTTACGCGTATGAGAAGTTAGATCTTCCATACACCGTGACTCGCAAATACAAGCCTGATTTCGTTCTCGAAAATGGGATCGTGATCGAATGCAAAGGGTATCTAGATTCAGCTGATCAACGAAAGATGAGAGCTATAAAAGAGCAATATCCAGATCTAGATATTCGCATGTTGTTTATGAAGTTAGATGGAAAGGTACAAGGATCCAAGATGACAAATATGCAGTGGTGCGAAAAGTATGACTTTCCTTTTGCACAGGAAAAAATCCCAAAGACATGGATAAATGAGCAAAAGAAACACAACGAACTTATTAGTGATTCATTGTTCAGCAACACCCCCGACGATGGAAGTAACTAAGCGAGACATTGATCAATGGCATAGGCAGCGTGGCTGGTTAAAGATTGGCTACCACTATGTCATTCAACGCAATGGAACCTTAGAGACAGGGCGAGAGGAAGATGCAGTAGGCGCACATGTGAAAGGACATAACCATACCTCAATTGGTATTTGTCTTATAGGCGGCGTCGATGCAGAAAATGTTGCTGAAAATAATTTTACTGATGAGCAATTTACAACACTGAATCAGTTGCTAACTGGTCTATCTAATAAATACCCAGACGCAGCAATTGTAGGACATACCGACTTAGATCCTAAGAAAGCATGTCCGAGTTTTAATGTGGAGAAATGGTGGAACAATCAACGGAATCAGAATTCATAGCGCATCAAGCGTGTGAAAAATGTGGTAGCAGTGACGCGTGTGCCGTCTACGATGACGGTCATAGTTATTGCTTTTCGTGTAATCAATTTAATAAATCCGACGAGGATGTGAACAAAATAGTTGAGTTTAAGCAACCTGCACAGACAGGTCTGATCTCAGGTATCCATAAGGCACTTCCTAATCGTGCTCTTACTTTAGAGAGCTCTCGTAAATGGAATTACCAAGTTGGAGAAATGAACGGACAGCCTGTTCAGATTGCAAACTACACAAACGATTCCGGTGATGTTGTTGCCCAGAAGATTCGCTTTCCAAATAAAGACTTTCGCTTTATCGGCGAAACAAAAAAGGTTCGTCTGTTTGGACAGAATCTTTGGAAGGATGGCGGCAAGAAAGTCATCATTACTGAAGGTGAGATTGATGCAATTTCACTTTCGCAGGTACAGAGCCACAAGTGGCCAGTTGTATCTGTCCCGAATGGTGCAGCAGGTGCTCCTAAAGCTATACGTAACAACCTTGAGTGGTTATTAAAGTTTGAGACTATTGTCTTTATGTTTGATAACGACGAAGTAGGTCGTGCTGCAGCTAAGGAGTCTGCTGCTCTATTACCACCTAAGAGAGCCAAGATCGCTACTTTAGAAATGAAGGATGCGAATGAAATGGTTGTTGCAGGTAAGACAAAAGAATTATTACAAGCTATGTGGGATGCCAAAACATTCCACCCCGATGGCATCGTAGCTGCTGCAGATCTGTGGGACAAACTTAAGGCTAGAAAAGTTATGAAAGCCTGGGAGTTTCCATTCCCTGGGATGAACCAGAAGTTACTAGGTATGCGCCGTGGTGAGATCACGACTATCACAGCGGGGAGCGGGGTTGGTAAATCTGCATTCTGCAGAGAGATAGCCTACAAGCTTATGACTGAGGGAACCAAAGTCGGTTATATCGCCCTCGAAGAAGCAGACGATAGAACACTATTAGGTTTTATGGGGATCCATGCAAATGAGCCTCTCCATATGATGCCTGATATTGATATAGATGATTACAGAGAGTCATTCGATGCAGTGAAAGATCAACTCTTTCTCTATGACCATTGGGGCTCAACTGAATCTGGAAACCTACTAGACAAAATTCGATTCCTCGTCCGAGGTTGTGAATGCGACGTCATCATCTTGGATCACCTTTCTATGGTGGTCTCAGGTATTTCAGCGGATGAAGAATCTGATGAACGCCGCTTAATTGATAACACCATGACTAAGCTACGCACGCTCACTGAAGAGCTGCAATGTGCAATGGTCTTGGTATCTCACTTAAGACGCCCCCAAGGTGATAAAGGTTATGAGAGAGGACAGGAGACCTCTTTAAATTCTCTAAGGGGTAGTGCAGCTATAGCTCAGTTATCTGATGCAGTAGTTGGACTAGAGCGTGACCAACAAGGTGAAGATCCTAATCTCACAACGGTTCGCGTATTGAAGAATCGTTATACAGGAGAAACAGGTGTCACAGGAACTGTCGCGTATAAAAGAGAAACTGGACGTTTGCGAGAAATTGCTGGTGGAGATCAGGGCGTATCTACGTTCGACTTCGCCGTCGGGCAAACTGACGGAGAGTTTTAACATCATCCCACTCGATGATGGATCAGAAGACGGGATCGTCTACACAGAAGAAGCACTAAGACAGGCCTATGTCGACTTTATGGAAAACATAAAGCTATTCAATTTAGAGCCTGAAGATACTCCAGTCACGATAGAAGAGTTCCGCATCATGTGGGAAGAATCATTAGTACGTGACAAGGACAACATTAGTGACTTCGATCCTAACGAAGACGACCCCGATAAACCAAGAAAAATACATTAGTTACTCTGGCGGAGGACATATATGAGATTGATATTTGATATCGAAACAGACGGTATCGAAGCATCTAAAGTGCACTGTATTGTTGCAAAGGATGCTGACGATATAACTATTTACCAATTTGCAAACGATCGCTTAGATGAAGGCGTTCAGTT